CAAAACTCGATTTTCCTACGGAATCCGATGGAGTAGGGGCCGCCGGTTTCGATTCTATCGACGGAGGGCTTAGAGGATTCACCGTAGAATCGTCCATCATCTTGCCATATACGCTCCGGTACTGCCGGACGTCTGGCCATGTCTGCTGGGGCATTGGCAAGCGGAATGGCATCGCCCGCTATTCCTCTTTCTCTGATAGGGGCTTCGGCCCTATACACCCCCTGGATTCAAAAGCAACTGGTAAAGTCGATTACCAATCGTCCTGATTTTGCTCGCCCCCTGTCTGACTTACTCAATGTCGGCGGTACTTACGCGGCTCCAGGGGCAGCTGGGTTCACCTCCGGGAGGCAGTAATGGCTGTTGTAGTCTCTCCACCCCCGCCCAAGACAGACGGTAAGTTTGATGACTGGATGTACCTGTTTTGGAAAAAAGTCGTATCCGCCGTAATAACAGTAATAGGCATCCCTTCAGGGGGCTCCGCCGACACTGTACTTACCAAGGTCGATGGGACAGATTACAACGTCACTTGGGCCTATCCTGTACTAGGGTACACCCCGGCGGAGGGGGCTGGGGGCATCGTATATCAATCTACCGATAAGTCCACCAGCGTTACCCTCGATACCAAATGTGGTACCATAGTGATGGACGGGGCTGCTCTGGCTGATGCCACCAGTGTGTCTTTTACTATGTACAACACTTACATAGAGGCCACCGATGTGGTTGCCCTCACCATAGGGGCAGGGGCTTCTTTGAGTTCTTACCTGAGTCAGGTGGAGTATACCAATACTGGTCAATGCTCGATAGCGTTAAGGAACATATCGGGGGGTTCGCTGAGCGAAGCTGTTCAGCTCAACTTCGCAATAATCAAGGCATATAACTCGTGAGGAATAGCCATGCCCTGGGACGGAAAAGAACGGCGCGGGTCTGAGACCAATGAATATGTATCGCTTCAGGAGCGAATGGACAATCAGGACCGCATCCTTCTTGGACTGCGCGATACCCTGATCGAACACATTACCGAGTCCAAGGATATTGGACCGGCGGTCAAGGAACTGGTGACTCTGTGGAAGGCCAGCAAGCTCCTGGGGGCGATCTTCGCCGCCCTCGCCGCAGGAGCAGCCGGCCTGTGGTCCCTATTTGTTTGGGCCAGAGAGCATCTAAAGTAGAGCCTCCAGAGGAAGCAGCCAGAGCCTGACGGTCCTGGTTGTAATCATCTTCAGACGGGTCTTGATGGGGATGGGATAGAGTCGATGGGCCATAGTTATTTCTCGCTGTGTCTTCCTGTCCCGCTAACATCATATTTTGGCGGTGTCGGCAACGGGAGCCACGTGGTCGCTGAGCATCTTTGGTTGTTGTGCCAGAAAGCTCCGCCAATCCACGCACCATGAACCGTCTTGCCGCCATGAACAAACAACACTTCCTGCGCTTTTTGTGGGGGCTCATCAGCGACATCGCGCCAACGCGGGAATTCTGTCCCCAAGGTCGGTGGCCACGTTCCTTCAAGACGCGCTCTGTGCAAGTCGTAGGCTAATTTTTCCAGTTCAGCCCTTTCCACGGGAGTGTCTTGGGTTTTTGTTCCGTTAGCGAAGCCTGCTTTCCGCGCTTCCCAGGCGTAGTAATTCTCACGCGGGTGGTTCCTGAGGTCTTCATGGACCCTCCAGCCATACCTGGTCCTATGCCAATCGTTGAATTCTTGCCACAGCTTTTCATCTTGGTCCATCGTGTCGTCCTTTCTTTAGTGTCGTTGGTGGTCTTTCCCCCTCATAAGGGCAGTATTCAAAGTATCCGCCTTCCGAATCTTCCTGCAGGTACGTAAGGCATTCCGGAACGGCCCGCTGCACAGCTCTGCGTTGTGCGTCAAACCTCGAACGCCTGTGCTTGGGCGAAGCTCACGCGAAAGCCGCTCGCGTTGCGGTGTCCGCCGCCACCGTACTGCTTCGCCACCTCGGATACATCGACGCCCTCGTCGTTCGATCGCAGGCTGAAGACCCGGCCTTCCGGCGTGTCCCAATAGCAGGCGGCAAATGGTCGCCCCTTCGCCAATTCGTGCCCGGCATCGCTGCTCATCGTGTAGGGCAGGTTCGCCACCGGTACGCGGTGGCCGCCGATGACCATTTCCCGCGTCGTCACGCCAAGCAGTTCCCGAATGTCCTTGAAGTGCTTGCGCTCGATCGCTTCACCCTCGGCCGCCAGTGCTGCCGGCGCCGCTGCCATGAGCGTGTCCCACACCTGGAAGTCGTAGGGGAAAGAAAAGACGTTCGCTTGAATCTGGCGCGTGTTCTGGAGCGCGAAGCGCCACAGGTCCCGGTCCTCGATGTGAAGCAGGAGCGGCGGCGGGGTTTCGCCGGGGAAGAAGTGTTCCCACGTCAGCATCGCGCCGCTGCGGTTCATGTCGAACTTCGTCGTCACGTTCGCCGGCAGATCCACCAAGTCTTCGGCGCTCGTCTTGTGGTGGTCGAGAATCAGGATACTGTTCGCCTTCGCAGCCATTTCCAGCAGCACCGGGCGCTCGTAGCTGAAATCCACCATCACCACGTCTTTGCCGCTCACATCCGGCGGCGGCTCCTGATACTTCGCGCCCACGAAATCAATCTCGCCAAGCGCCTTGCGAACAACCCACGCAGCCCCAAAGCCATCGGCACAATTACCGTGGTAGATGCACATGCTCATTTTTCAGTCCTTTCGTTGTATTTACCGTTTGACGCACAACCCGTCGGTGCAGCGGATGCGCGTCAGCTTGTCGATCTTCTCGTCAAGATCCACCTTTTCGGCTACTACTCGCTCTTGGTATGGTGCCATCGTTAAATCTCCAACAAGTGCCGGCCTTTATTGGGAGCCGACTAACCCACCATTACCCTTTAATTTATTTATCATCTAAGGGGTCATCGCCTTCCTCATCTTCGTGAAGGTCCGTGTCTTCGGTGAACACATCGTCATCGATGCAAACGTCCCAGAAGTCTTCCTCAGTCTTCGTCCTGGGGTCGTGGGAGTGACCGGTGCATCTTCCCCAAGTCGATTCGTCGCCAGGTCCAGGTAGTATGTTGCTCATGATCTACCCCCAAAACACTATGTAGCAGAATGCAATCGCCGCCGCCAGAATGACCGAGTAGCAAATCCAGAATGCCCTGGTCGCCTCCCGGTCGTACAAATAGTGAGCTTCTTCCTCAAACATTTCCTCCCACTCTTCTGGGGTGATTCCGTCCACCAGAAACCGTCTCTTGGGCTCCGCCAAGTGGTCGAAGGCCTGGGAAGCAGTGATCTTCCCCTTCTTGAATTTATCCATGATTTCCTCCGACACGTCCACCTCGATGGTGTGCTTTTCCCCCGAGAACGGGGATGTCTTCGTCACTTTCACAGGCCTGTCCCTTTCTTCGTGTGCTTGTACGCTAGGGTGGCGTAGTTGGCGATGTCCAGCCAGCTATCCAGGTGGTTGGGGTTCCCGCACACCAACCTCGAAATCTTCGACAGAATCTGGTCCAGGGCCTCCCGCTGTACCCTGGAGAACTCCGGGTTCCTGCTCAGGATTTTCAGTTCCTGGGCCACGTACGCGTTGTCCTTGAAATTTCCGTATTCCGATTCCCGTTCCTTCGATACCTTTGCTAAGATCTTCATATTCCTCTCCTGGATAAACCATTACACGTAAAAGATTGTGGAGAACTATACCCCCATGCCATATCGTTGTCGCCAACTTCCTCCATGTTTCCTCGCCGGGGCTCCTTCTAAGCATACCGGCCGCCGACCCCGGCACGATCATGTAATCGGTGCCCCACTGAGCCAAAAACAGGGGCCGTCCTCCTGCGGCTATTCTGTCTTCGAACCAATTCACCTGGGTTGCCCTGACTTCGACTAGGGGGCCGCATTTCAACTCGATCCACCCCTCAACCCCCCTGTGGCAGTACGACAGGTCAGGAATCCCCGGGGACGTGTTGGGGCTCTCCACCCAACTCAGCGACACCGGCAAATTCTTCCTTGATTCGAACAGCTTCTTCAGCTTGTCTCTTAGCTTGCCTTCTTTTTTCGGGGTCATCAAACGGCCTTTCCAGAATCCTGTCGATCACTTTTCTTGTTGCGTCTTGAAGGTCTTCGCAGGAGTTCTGCACCGCTTCATGCAACTTGTCCTCGGCGAATTGCACTGCCCTCGCGCCCCTGGTGCCGCTGTTGTGCTGCCTGATGAAATTCCAGTTGTCGATCAGGTCGGCCATTTTGACGATGGCTTTGGGCATGCCGCTTTCGGGCAACATTTCTCGAGGGGCACCGTAGTCAAACTTGTCTGGGCAGAACCCGGACTCCACCATTGCCTCTTTCACCGGGGTAGAGATATCGCCGGAATACGCCTCCAAATAGTCGTGGATGATGGCGTAATAGCAAACGTCCCTCTCGGTGTAGCCGACCTTGTTGTAAATCTCCCTGTAGATAGCCATGGCTATAACAGCCACGTTGAATGAGTGGGTGGCCACGTTGCTCTCTCTGGTGGTGCCCACCGTGGTCCATCTCTGCACGTACTGCAGGTCCAGCATCTTTTCAATCGGGGTTATCATGCTTCAGAGCTCCATTTCTTTTGACCCATTTTCTGCTTCGGTTGATCGCCATTTTGTTCTTGAACTCCTCCTGCAGGTCCACCCCTGTTAGGTGGGCTATGTCCAGGAGGAGGATCAGGACATCGGCGCACTCTTCCCCTACGTTCCTGCTCCCGGTGAACACGGCGTCCATTAATTCAGACACCTCCTCCACCATTTTAATGGTGGTGTGCATCGGGTGCCTGTCGGGGAATATCCCAGACACCCATTCCACTACTTCATCGGTCATCGGGGGCAAGGAATTCATCACCCCTCCTCGGTAATGTCTGACGGGTAGGGGCCATACCCCATCATTGTGGTGGCCGTCCTGCCAAACAGCCCCAGGTGAGCCTTGTGGATGATTTCCAATGCGGCCCACGTGTGCTCGTAGTTATACTGAGCGAAGTTGACAAACACTTTATAGGGGGCAGACATGAGCAGGGCTTCCTCGATCTGGTG